ACATTCACGACTAATACATTAAAGGTCATTAATCCAACAAATATTATAATGATTAATAATGTTAAAGCAATATCGGATGTTCTCATATTAATGTATATTGTGATTTTTTATTTTCTGTTTAATTTAATAAGTATATATATGTTTCATCTAAATCTATCCTCTCTTTTTGGTATATCTTCTATTACGTCTTCTTGTTTTCGAGGAACCACCCATTCTTTTGGATGAATAACGTCTACGCTTAGACCCTTTATTTCTTTTAGTCGCGCGTTTTTTACCTCCTCTACGTTTAGAAGAGCACCCAACCTGATATTTTCTTTGTTTTGTGTTTCGGCTTCTTTTTCCGCTTCTTTTTCCGCCTCTTTTTCCGCCTCCTTTTCCAACTTGATTATCAAATTCCGCTTGTGCTGCTGAATTAGTCAATGTTTCTGTGCCTTTTGCCGTATTTGCATTGGCATCGACTGGTCCTGCAGGTTCTGCTAATGCTGTAGGCTGTGGGACTACTATTTCATTTGGTCCTGGTTGGTCACCTCGCCCGCCTTTATATTTTCTTCTTCTTTTTTTAGAACCTGCTTGTTGATTATTTGCGTTCTGTTCATTTGCTGCATTCACTGTTTTCATTTGTGCACTTTCCGCGGGTGTTCTGGCACCAGGTTCCAGTCCAAACTGTTGCACAGCTGGTACTGATTTAGTAGTATCGACAGGCATTATATATAACATATAGTGCGATAAAAATATAAAAACTTAATCATGTTTTTATATTAAATGAACGACGATGAAAAAATACAGCTTCAGAAAATGATTCATGCTAATTCTACCGAAGATAATACGAACTTAATTCGTGAGAAACAAAACAGTCGAAGGATATTTGATGATATTCAAACCATGCTTAACTTAAAAACGCGATATGCTTCTATGCCCGATAACGCAGAAAAGCAAGCCATGTTTGAAAATAAATGTAGTTTTCTTTTCAGTAATTTTAAATATTTATACGAGAAAATATACAAAGACTTATTAGAACTACAAATATTACAACGCATGCTACATGTTTTAGCTAAAATTGAAAATAATGAACTTGATCAACATGGCGCTTCATTTGAAATAGGCAAATTTTTAAAAGAGGTTTATGTTGACACCGCGATTGGCGAAGATGTAAGACCATGTAAAGATATTAAATGGTCGGATTACAAATTAATGACTGATTAATAAAAAGAATTGAAATCATAATAAACATAATATTATACATAAAGATATACGATGCGCCTTGTAATAGTCGAATCACCCGCAAAATGCGGCAAAATTGAATCCTTTTTAGGATCTGAATATAAATGTATTGCCAGTTTTGGACATATTCGAAAATTGGCAAGTCTACAAAATATAGATATTCAAAATAATTATCGCCCTACATACGATATAGATGAACGAAAAATACAACAAATTGGTAAAATGCGTAAATTGATTGATTCATGCGACGAAGTCATATTGGCGACGGATGATGATAGAGAAGGTGAAGCAATTGCCTGGCATATTTGTGACATGTTTAAACTACCAGTCGCTTCTACCAAACGTATCGTATTCCATGAAATTACTAAGGATGCTGTAGTAAATGCTGTAAATAGTCCTGGTATTATTAATATTGATATGGTATACGCTCAACAAGCGAGACAAATTCTGGATCTACTCGTAGGTTTTACTTTATCTCCAGTTCTATGGAAATATATTTCTCGTAAATCAAAGAAAGGACTATCGGCTGGACGCTGTCAATCTCCTGCTCTTAAAATTATTTATGATAATCAGAGAGAAATAGACAATTGTCCTGGTGAAATCATTTATAATACAATTGGCTATTTTAGTTCGAAGAATATTCAATTTGCGTTGAATGATGTCTTTGATACATCAGATAAAGCTGAACATTTCTTAGAAGAAAGTGTAAATCACGACCATATATTTTCGAGAGACGCAGTGAAAATCGCATATAAAAAACCGCCTATTCCTTTTATTACCAGTTCCTTACAACAAAGATGTAATAGTGAATTGCGTATTAGTCCGAAAGATACCATGATGATTTGTCAGAAGCTTTATGAAGGTGGATATATTACATACATGCGAACTGACAGTGCGGTTTATTGTAAAGAATTCATAGACTGTGCCAAATTGTATATCGAAAATACTTGGGACAAGACTTATGTAAAGGAAGATATTGATAGTCTTAGTGAAAGGGCTGCTACAAACAGCAAGGATAGTAAAAAGAAGTCTAAAAAGAAGGAGGAGATTAAAGCACAAGAGGCTCACGAGGCGATTCGTCCAACGAATATTGATATGGCGGAACTTGATAATGATGATTTTAATCCTCGCGAGAAGAAGTTGTATCGTCTCATCTGGAGTCATACTGTCGAGAGTTGTATGGAGAAGGCAACGTATAATACTATTTCGTGTATGATTACTGGTGCTCTTTCAATGAAATTCAAGTCGAATACAGAACAGGTGGTTTTTCCTGGATGGAAAATCGTAAATGGATATGAAAAAGAAAATAAACAGTATTACTTTCTTGAAAAGCTGAAGACAGGTAGTGTGATTCCATATAACAAGATTACTTCTAAGACATCGATAAAAAATTCTAAATCGCATATTAATGAAGCGAAACTGGTTCAGCTATTGGAACAGCATGGTATAGGACGTCCATCTACATTTTCAAGTATTATCGATAAGATTCAAGAAAGAGAATATGTGAAGAAATCTAATGTAGAAGGAAAGAAAATTCTATGTACTGACTTTGAATTAGTGGAATGTGAAATTAGTGAATTACATGAGAAAAAAGTATTTGGATCAGAAAAAGACAAGCTTATTATTCAACCTTTGGGGGTTATTGTCATGGAATTTCTGGAAAAACATTTTACAGAAATTATTCAATATGATTATACTAAAAACATGGAAAACCTACTGGATGATGTGTCAAAAGGAAATTATACTTGGTATGATATTTGTGCTGCGTGTTATAAAGAACTGAATGACTTGATTGATAATATAGATGACGGTGTTCAACGCCAACAGATTAAGATTGACGACAAACATGTATTTATGATTGCCAAATTCGGACCGGTGATTAAATGCACACAAGATGGTGAAATCACCTTTAAAAAAGCCAGAACTGATTTGGATATGGATAAACTTCAAAGAAACAAGTATACATTGGAAGAGATTATCGACACCTCTGTGAAATCAGGTAGAAAATTGGGGACATATAATAAAGAGGATGTATATTTGAAAAAGGGAAAATTCGGTATGTATATTGAATATGGTTCAACTAAAAAATCTCTGAAATTTGTAGATAAAGAGGAACATGAGATTACAATTAACGATGTAATCTCACATATAGAGAAACCCAAAGATGTTATTCGAAAGTTAAGTGATATTTGTTCCATCCGCAATGGTAAGTTCGGTCCGTATATATTTTACAAAGACAAGAAGGCTACAAAGCCTAAGTTTTTGAGTTTGAATGGCTTTAAAAGCGCGAATGGCCAAACTGAACTCGAGGGAGTTATGGAGGATTTCAGTGATGATGAAGAACTGGTGTCATGGATTAAAAAGAAACATGGCATTAGTCTATAAATAGGTTACTATAATAGTTTATCTGCCGTATATATTACGGATTTTCATATCTTTTTCTTGGTCGGATAGAATGGTTCCGAATTCAATTGTAAAGTTAATATCACTATTACCGAAATCGACAAATGTTCCATCGTGAAATCTGAATTTTACTTTTATTTTTTGTATACGTTCTTCTAACTGATTAGAGAATAATGTGATAGAATTAATGTCCTCACCACGAATGTTCGTATATAGACTATCGTTGAATTCAGGAGTTGATAATTTGGCAAAATAACTATTTATTTTTCCGCCATATTTTACAGTTGTTGTAGAAGAAGCTTGATTTACAAATGCGTTACGTTGTTTAATGTTGGTGGTTCTATTGCTACTATCCATACCTCTTTTATATGATAAGGTATCAATATTTCCCGACGTGTTACATGTTTCGTTTGATAGAATGGCATTGTTTAATTTCGAAGAAATGTTGTGCGAAGAACTATTGTTTGCATTAGGGACCAATTCATCACTATTATTATATTTCTCTACTTCCATGTAGATGGTTGGCGGAAGAAACCTATATGGAAGTAGAGGTGAAGATAATTCGCGTCCAGGTCCTGCGTTATCTAAAGGAAGCCAAATATTGCCATGTTTAATGGCGTTCGAATTTTGATAGTGATCACCACTAAGGGATATTTCACTCGTTACACTATTATAATTATTAATTGTAGTATTAAACATTCCATCATTTGTAATAGATTGTGCGTAGTAGTTTGATTTTTCAAATCCTAAAATAGCACCAAGTCCCCACATATTTTTGGTATAATATTGATCATTATTTTGTGGGCAGTTACCGTAACCACCTTGTGACAAAATATAGTTATGTGATTTTTCATCAAAAAATAGGGCGAAATCTTTATTTTCTGAAGTCCCAGCATAAAATTTCTTTTCAGGTCTATTGTAAGCTACAAATATATTACCTTTTACAGTTGCGTCAACTTTGAAATTAGGAACATTATCTTTATTCGCGATTGTTTGAATAGCTGAAGCTAATTGTTCTGGCGTATAAGCTCCGTCAGGAACAGTAATTAGTATAGGGGTATAGTATGCGGTTGAAACATATGCTGCGGTCGCAATTTTATTTGGGTTTGCAGGCATTGTTCCTCTAAGAATTCCTGATAAAAAACCACCTGACACATTAATATCAGTCGAAACAATTGTATAATAACCTAATTCAATATTATCTATACTGATGAGTATTTTATCACCTGCTCTATATTCGCTGCCTCCATTTATATCAATAGATGCCACAACTCCTGCTGAAATAGTCGCAGCAGTTACTACTGCGTTTTTACCACATCCATCAGTATATACGATTTCTAATGTATGTTTACTGTAGGTATCGCCGGCATTACCTTCTCGTTTCCCAAATAGTATTTTATTATTTTGGTATTTGGATGAAATATTACATAAATCATTAGGTAGATTTATATCCGTTAATTTCATATATTGAACTTGCTTCAAAGGTTGTGGTAATTCTATTTCGAATTCATTCCCATTTGGCCATTTGGATCTATCTCTGTCATCAGAATGTATGCTTACATTTTTTTTAATACTAACATAATTATTTTCACGATGAATAAGAGGATGATTCACGTTTACGTTATTATACATATTATATATAAATACTAAATATAATATTTATATCTATCCGCAAAAAAAATAAAAACATTATATAAGATGGCATTGAAATTAGCTAATTTACTGTATGATATAAATATAGTTTTTGCAATTATAGCGGTAGGTTTTATTGTCCTATTTATAGATATTAAGGCGGCGATTATAGGATATGGCATAATTGGTTTCTGTACTATTGGTATCATATTTCTGATGTTTGCTCTATTTAGTCAAGGGCAAATGAAGGAAAGTGTATTCAGTATGATTTATAAGATTTTATATAACAGTACTCCTACATTGGTAATATTATCAATATTAACATGGTTAATAGTTATGATTGCGAGTAATTATGACCGCATTACATCGGATGCTGTCCCCGACGATTTTATTACCTTTTTAAATATTGCCAATATGTTACTTATTGTCCAATTTGTATGTCTAAAATATTATATTACAGACCAATTAACAATAACAAAAAATGTAGTAGAAGGTAATAGTGCTTTAAATAATGCGAGTAAAATAATGAGTTCTTATTCAACAATGATACTGTATTTGTTTGGCACGATAAATATAATTGTTTTAGGCATATGCCATACGATTATTAATTATTATGCAACAGATGGATAAGCCAAAATATATAACTGATTTATTCAATAGGTATAAATTTGAATGTGACGCCATATGAATCATCATTTTCCCATATTCCTGATATTTTTAATATAAGTTGGATATTATTTTCCGACTTATATTTGTTTGGCATAGTGGTAAATACTTTGATGTAACCATTCATGATTTGATTATAAATAGAATAGTCAGGTTTTTTGGCTGTGCGATATTTATATTTTGCCATAATTTGTTTTTCGATTATTTCTATTTGGTTGATAATTCTTGCGTTTTGTTTTTTGCAAAAGCAACATTTGAATTTGTTATAATAAACATCCATTGTAATGTTATTGAGTGATATGTATAAATATACCCCATTTAACATTAATTCATCATTTGAATAAATAATTCTGACGAAGTCACTGTCAGTGATTACTGTATTCTTTATAGGTTCTGAAAAAAATATACTATCGGTATTATATTTATCAATAGTTGTTACGATATTCATATTGATTATATTTACGATTATGTCCTTAAATCAATGTTTAAGTTTAATAAATAAAGAAATCATATTATGATACGTTATAAATGAAATTTTTAGATACACATTTTAATGAATATATAGAATCTGTAAAAACGAATAATCTACATACACCATTAATAAAAATATACGATTATTTTCCTAACGAAATAGAAGATATGGAGAATGTATTATTTTATGGACCACATGGCACCGGAAAATATTCACAGATGTTATTATCGATATCTAAATATAGTCCATCTGTTCTAAAATACGACAAAAAAATGTGTGTAGTCTTTAATAAAACGAATTATTATTACAAGATTAGTGATATCCATGTTGAAATAGACATGGCTCTACTGGGCTGTAATTCCAAATTACTATGGAATGATATATACATACAATTATTGGATGTAGCATCTGCGAAACCGAATAACACGCTGATAGTGGTATGTAAAAACTTTCAAAATATACATAGTGAGTTATTGGAAAACTTTTACAGTTATATGCAGACAATTAAATATGTGAATATTAAACTTAAATTTGTATTGATTACTACATCAGTATGTTTTATTCCGTCTACTATTTTAAACAGATGTAAACTCATAAATGTTCCACGTCCAACAAAAACAATGTACGCTAAGTGTATAAAAGGCTGTAATTTACAAAATACAAACATGAGCAATGTTATCAATATTAAAAATTTACAAATAGGTCAATCTTCGTCGACTATAAAAAGCTACGTCAATATTTGTAATAATATCATAGAAAAACTAACAAAAACCGATGATTTTAATTTCCTACAATTAAGAGATGTATTATATGATCTATTAATTTATGATATGGATATATACGAATGTATATGGTATATTATAGAAGAGTTGACAAAAAAGGATCGTATTGGAAATGAGCAAATGATACCCTTATTGCATAAGGTGTATCTATTTTTTAATTTCTATAACAATAATTATAGACCAATTTATCATTTAGAGAGTATCATGTTTTATTTAATAGATATTATAAAAAAGCATGACGAAATTAAAAAAAGCATGTGAAATATTAGAACTGCATACACCGTTTGATGAAAAAATGTTAAAAAAACAATATCATAAAATGGCTCTACGATACCATCCAGATAAGAATAATGATAGTAATGCGGAGGATCGGTTTAAGGAAATAGGTTCTTCATATACTTTTCTCTCTAAGCATTTAGATTCAAACTTTGTTGAGGTAGAAGATAGAACGGGGTATAATGATGTTTTAGGTAGCTTCGTTAAATTCTTTTGTAACTGTAAAAATAGTGATATTGATTACGCCTCTATCTTCATGAGTATCTTATCTAAGGCGCATATTATAGGAAATGAAGAGGTGTTATATGATTTATGTAAAGAGATTGACGTTACTATCTTAGTGGAACTATATGAATTCTTAATGAAGTACGAGATGATATTGGGTGTCGCCAAGCAATTCACGTTGAATTTAAAGAAATGGATAGACGAAAGAAGTATGAATGATGTGTATATTGTGAATCCGTCGTTGGTTGATTTATTTGAGGATAATATTTATAAGTTAGAGCACGGAGAGAAAACGATTTATATCCCTACGTGGCATAGTGAATTAGTGTATGAATGTAATAATTCTGATTTAGTAGTAAAATGTATTCCTGAATTACCAGATCATGTTAACATAGATGAAATGAATAACCTGCATGTATATTTGAAAATACGATTTGATGGTATTTTATCTATACCAAATATATTGTTTTCATTAGGTGGGCGAAATTTCAATATACCTGTAAATGAATTGTATATGAAAAATAGTCAGTTATATTATTTGAAAAACTGTGGAATAAGTCGTATTAATGAAGATAGTGTTTATGACGACAGTAAGCGATCACATATAATTGTCCATATTGATTTTATTTAAAAACAATAATTATATAATATATATATGAATTCTACTGACTATGTTATTGGTGCGATTTGTGTTGCTATACCAATCATATGTTCTTCGTTTGCAATTTCATTATTGTCATATTTTTCCGAACATAATAATTAAGGAATACGTATATTTATAATTTAAACTTACGTATATATATTGATATAATGACATGTATATACTGTGTAGTGGGTATAGAATATAGCATAATGAATGTTCCTATAAAAATGTCTATTCTTGGTACATTTACTAATATAGATAAAGCATTAGAATTTCGCAGGACGCAGAAAAAATATACAATAGTAGATATTGTAGAAACGGTGATAGATAATATAATCGAAAATGAAGAAGTAGAAAACGAAATGGATTTATAAGTTTTTCAAGTTTTATAAATTATAAAACATGAAAAAAATACTGAGTATTTTTATTACTTTATTTGAGTGTATTAATTAAGATTTTTATTTGAGTGTATTAATTAGGATTTTTATTTGAGTGTATTAATTAAGATTTTTATTTGAGTGTATTAAATTATGCTTCAGCTTCACTCTTCTTGGTGACACGCTTCTTGATAATCTTCTTCTTGACGGGTAGCTCTGCCTCAACCGTCTTTACTGCGGAAGCAACCTCTTCGAAAACTGTAGGCTCATCGTCATCAGAATCTTCGACTGCTACATTACCCTCATCATCTTCCTCATCTACATCAGATGAAGTAGAAGCTGAGGCCTCCATACGCTGCTTGGAGGCACTATCCAACTTGATATGACACTTGCCACGAAGGGTAGCGCGAGGCTGAACAACTCCTTGAACAAGCTTCCAGGTGGTTCCGAACTTTCCATTTGCGAACCAAATACCACCGTTCTGGATAACAATAGCGATATTCTGAGTCTTCTGGATAAGAGTAAGAGGAGTTACATCAGCATCCTCAGTATCGGGGAAAAGCTGCTTCTCATTCATATCGTATAGCTCAACACTGAACTTCTCATCATAGTAAGGAATCTTAACGCGAAGAGTAGGAGGACGACTGAAGTCAAACTCACCAGTTTCCTGGTTCTTAGGATACTTGAGCATAGGAGTCCATAGAGCATCAACTACTTCAGGACTGAGCTTGGTCTTGTTCATCCACTCCTTAGCATTGGCGATTGCGTCAGTCTTAATCTTATTCTCAAACGTTGCGAGATTATCAAGGAAGTTCTTGGTATCCTCGCTGAAATTAGAGTCTTGGTCGCGAGGGAACTGAAGACTTAGTTCATAAGATCTCTTACCACTCTTGTCATCTACATACTCGTTCACACCCCATGTCATCATGAGGGGAGTGGAAAGATAAGTTGACTTCTTGGTGCTGTTATTAAGAATTCCGACGTTCTTACCGCCAGAGGTGTTTACCTTAGGCTTGGTGTAAACAACATCAGTGTTAGCATTAAAGGTGCTGCCTTCTACGATCATGGTTTGTGCTTGGGTGCTCGACATCTTGGTATATTAATCTATATAGATGGATTCTCTTTAAATCAATTTTTTTTATAAATAGAAAATAAATGATTTATGCAACATAGATGCGTTTAGGTATATTTTAGTATTTAAATATAATTAAATTGACTTAATAAAGATACTTGTAATATAGTTTAATAAATCAGGTTAAATATGAAAGAATTCGATGTTGATGGAATTACAATGCGTTTGGGAGAAACGGCGAAGGAGAACTGGCAGCTGATTGGAGAGTCGAATAGTGACCATATGTGGATGCATTTAAATTCCTATCCATCTGGACATATTGTTATTAAATCAGATAACGTAACCGATGAACTTTTACAGGAAGCGGCACAACTGTGTAAAGAAAACACAAAATATAGGAATTTACGGAATCTTAAACTCTGTTATACAAAAGTCTCTAATTTAAAGTATGGAGAGAAAGCAGGATCAGTACAGTTCAAGAGTAATCGGCAAGTAAAGACCATCAAAATATAAACATAAATTGGAAATCAATTAAATAGAAAATATAATAATAGTTATATAGAAGATTATAAACATGAAAATTCGCTCATTAAAATTAAATGATTTTAATACATATTATACTAAGCCTTGCTATAATAATAAATCAGCCAAGAAACTAAATAACGATAAATTTTTTATTCCCAAAATACATGAATATGTTCATTCATGTGAATACAATTACAATGTATCGCAATTGAAACAGATATGTAAGTATTATAAATTAAAGGTAACTGGAACAAAAGACGTGTTATTTGAACAGATTTATAACTACTTACGACTATCGCATTATTGTTCCAAAATACAAAAGGTGTTTCGTGGTAATTTACAGAGAAAATGTATGACGTATCAAGGACCCGCTTTGATGAATAGAAGTTTATGTGTAAATGAAACTGATTTTTATACCCTACAGAATATTAATGAAATTCCAGTAGAACAGTTTTTTAGCTATGTAGATAGCGATAATTTTGTATACGGATTTGATATTCTATCTATTTATACGCTATTCAATACAAGAATAAAAAAACCAAAAAAGAGAGAAAATCCATATAACAGAAAAGAATTCCCCAAATCTATAAAAAAACACATCGTTGAATATCTGGTTCTATGTAAGTGTATGAATATTAATGTAATTACATCTGACGAAGAAGACGTAGAAAATGTTTGTCCCGTGAAACAAGTAGAATTTAGAACACTGGAAGTGTTCCAACATATTGATCAGTTGGGAAATTATACACAACCTAATTGGTTTTTAAGTTTATCAAAACAACAATTAATTATGTATGTGCGAGAATTATATGATATCTGGCATTATCGAGCTAATCTATCAAATTCTGTAAAGCAGAGTATTTATCCGTCATCAGGTGACCCTTTTAGACATAATAATATAGCCTTACTTAATAATAATACTATTATTGAGATTCAAAATTCGGTCCTCCAGATAATGTCTAATTTTACAAAGAGCGCTAATACATCAGATAATCAATCATTGGGTGCTTTTTATGTTTTAGCGGCATTAACTTTAGTAAATTCAAATGCTGCAGAGGCTTTGCCATGGTTATATCAGTCGGTTTCCCATATTAATTAATATTTGCGTTAAAGCACTTAAAAATTAAGTGTTTATACATCATATAAGATGACAAAGACATCCGATAAGACTACCGCTTCCGCAACCGCTTCCTCCGCAACACCTGCCAAAAAGAGAGTAACTAAAAAGACTACTGCTCCCGCTTCCACGCCCGCTTCCACATCTGCTTCCGCATCTGCTTCTACATCCACTGCTAAATCTGCTGCCACTAAATCTACTATTGTCGCCACACCTGCTGTAGATACTGTTGTGTCCGAGACAGTTGATACTTCACTTTTTGATCAATTCAATGTGTTCATGGGCAAGCTTCAGGCTGTCGGCGCCCAATTCAGCTCTCTTAAGACTGAGTTCCGTGCTCTTGAGAAAAGAACCACCAAAGACTTCAAGGTCGCTCTTAAGGCATCCGCAAAGGGAAAGCGTAGATCAGGAAATCGCGAGCCCAGTGGTTTTGTGAAGCCCACTGAAATTAGCGTTGAGCTTGCTACTTTTCTTAAGAAGCCTGAGGGCACTCTTATGGCTCGCACCGAAGTCACTAAGGAGATTAACGCGTATATTCGTGCTAACAACCTTCAAGACAAGGATAATGGCCGCCATATTATCCCCGATGCTCCTCTCACCAAGCTTCTTAAGATTGGCAAGACCGACGAGCTTACCTACTTCAACCTCCAGAAGTTCATGAGCCATCATTTCCCCAAGAAAGTTGTTGTGACAACTGATGCCGAAAAGACCGCATAAATTTATTTATAAAACTCATAAAAAATAGTTAAATAAATAAAGAAAAAATAAATATTACTTTATGTGATTAATATTTATTAAATACTTATTTCACCATATAATAACAAATGTTAAGAAAAACACATATTATGTATTATATTTACTACTACCAAGTAAGTATTATTATAGAATAATTCAATGTATATTGACTCATTTTTGCGTATAAATCTATTATGATTATTTAGTAACAGTTTAAAGATTATTTTATTGTATTATACAAATCATGTTGACAAACATTTTAGTACTATTATCCGTTATTGGTATCTCTACCTGCTCCGCTGCGACACTTCGACCCGAGATGCACGAGTTCATTGACTTTATTAAAAAGTTTGATAAGGTATATGACAACATCGAACATTTCGAAAAACGTTTCCATACCTTCATGGACAATATCAAATATATTGAACATACTAACAGTATTCAATCCAATTATACAGTAGGCGTAAATCAATTCGCTGACCTTAGTAACGATGAATTTAGCACTTCTATGAATCGTCTTAAATTAGGTGTCGGTTCCAAATGTAATGCGTTTTCTTCTTCCGCTTCTTCTTCTCCCGATTCACTCGATTGGCGCACTAAAAATGCTGTTACCCCAGTAAAAGATCAAGGACAATGTGGATCATGTTGGTCATTCAGTGCCACTGGAGCAATGGAAGGAGCATGGTCAATTGCTACCGATAAATTGGTCAGTCTATCAGAGCAACAATTAGTCGATTGTTCGGCTGGTCGTCCTTATGGTAATCACGCATGTAATGGTGGATTAATGGACGGTGCTTTCGCTTATGCCATTGATACTGGTATGTGTACTGAGGAGGAATATCCTTATACCTCAGGTGTTAGCAAAGTCGCAACTTCTTGTGAAACTTGTAGTCCAGCCGTAACACTCACGTCTTGTGTAGACGTAACCCCCAATAATCAAGAACATTTGAAGGAAGCTGTTGCCATTGGTCCTGTATCTATTGCTATCGAGGCTGATACCAAAGCCTTTCAACTTTACAAGAGTGGCGTCCTAACAGGCGATGCTTGCGGAACAAACCTCGATCACGGTGTTCTTATTGCTGGATATGGCATTGAAGATGGAACTGAATACTGGCTCGTGAAAAATAGCTGGGGCACTACATGGGGTGATGCCGGTTATATTAAGATTGAACGCAGCGACAGTACTAATGATGCTGGAGTGTGTGGTATTGCCATGCAACCTTCATATCCTGTCGTATAAATAATAACCATTATAATTATAAAAAAAAACGTATTTTTTATAATTTATACGAAAATAAAATTATTCTGTTTCATCACAAATTCTACATCACTTTTAATAATATTCGAATTTTTAATTACTAATTTATCAAAAGGTTCGTTTATATAAAATGTATGTACATCAAACATGTTAAGAATATCTTCAATCGAGTCATTAGAATTCAGTTTACTATTATTATATAACCAATCGACAAATGAAATAGGAGAGTTCATTTTTTTATATTTTCCAAATTGATTCATCACTTCATACACATTCATATCATTGCCTGAATCAGTATTATAATCAGTTCCGGAAATAATAGTTACCATTTTGAATTCATCTAATGATAGTTGTAAATCATTCAATATACCAGGTAAGTTATAATAAACACACGTGCTGTTAAATAAACTCACATATCTGAATACACGATTACATCCATATACAAACATATCCATGTCTTCGCTCATACATCCATATACCATTTTTTTATGTAGAAGATACGCACATAACTGGTCCGCTTCTCCAGAAGCTTCTCGGTAAGTAACACCAAGTGCGTCCATTAATTCTTTGACCCTCATTATATCCGTATGACTGATTCTTACCGTTTTTTTCTTTTCGTTATCCATCTTCGCTGACAGTTCGCTTCTTTCGACATCGTCGGTCGAAATTTCATATTGCTCTTTAAGTAAATCATAATTAACTTGTGCCTCCTTTTTAGATTTTCTCCTTTCCTCGAGAGTATTACGCTTTTCATCAGGAGGCTTACCATCGAATATGAATACTGGAATAATGTTATAATAGCGAAATAAATTAATCATCAAATACATTTGTTCCATTAAAGAACCTTCGCTCTTATATTTATATAAGTAAATACTCACATCCACTACTATTTTTTTATGCTGAAGTTCACTAAAATGTATTTTGTGTATAGAATTACTACAATTCGCTCGAATATATTTGTTTAAATATTTAATTCCCATTTTGATATGTATTATATGTATATAATATTATATATATACAAATTTCAATTTTTATTTGAAATGATTATATATCATCACAACTAATATATATATATATACTATAATATCGATGGAAAACAAGAGTGCTGCTCATACAAAACAACATGAATGGCGCATGAAACAAATGAATATTTTTTATGGAACTGGAAGACCCTTATTCAAAATTACAAAAGATAATATATTTGAGAGAAAGGGATACGATGTTAATTATTATAGAGAAAATACTAATTGGTTATTTTTAGATAATAAAAATTTTGTAGCATACAATAAAAGAATATTACATAAAAAATTGAATCTGTCTATTCAACAATAAGTATTCCATAAACCAATAAATCACTCACATAATGACAGAATACGAAGTAAACATTGATTTCGACGAGGCAAGTAAAGCATGGGCGTTAAATAAAAAGAAACTATCCGATGGATGCTATTCATACGTGTGTGGAACAATGACTAAACAAAATTTACCGTGTCAAAACAAACCAATGAAAGATAAATGTGTATGTCGCCTTCACAAAAAATATAAGAAGAGTATATATATTAATGGACGATCAACCGAATCAAAATAGCGAAATACTTCAGGATTTATTAGAAACATCTTCTTTTTTAGTAGAAACCACTCCTTTAGAGACTGCTGTTGAACTAAATACTATAATTAATTTGATTAAAAATCCAGACACCAATCTAAATTCGGTATCTTTTTTTTCAGAGCATGATGATAGTGGAGTATATCCTTTGTATGATGAATTAGTAGATAGTATATTTGAAACACAAATTGCGAACCCTATCAGAATTAAATTTGGTGAATTATTGACCACTATATTGGAACACGACCCTATGCTTTTACATGAGCGAAAGAAACGTATTTCGAAGGAAGATCAAGTATATGGATTCAGTGAATCTATAAGTGAACATTATTTAACAATGAATGGACCAAACGCGAATGTGGCTATAACCACATTATATGAATTATTAGTATCGCATGGTTATGTTCCATTTACGTTTAAAAAATTTTCTGACGGCAAGCCAGATGAAAGATATAGATTACGCGAACATAATCTAAGAAATAAAGCAAATTTGGTAAAATTTGCTGAAAAAGAAGAGGAAGAACCTATCATAGAAGATGAACAAATACAATTACTTGAGAATATGTATGAAAATATTTGTAAAAACAGAGAGAACAGAACAGACGACTTGACACATACTCATGATTTGAGCGCTGACGCAGATATATTGGTATTTATCATAAACAATAAACATTATTGTTATCAAAAGCGACAAATATATAATAATTTACAAACAGGTAATTTATTCAATAAATGGATTAAAAAAGATGATGCGTCCGATTGGCGCGTAGAGCCACATAATATGGAATTTTTTAATATGGTAAATTTCGATTCTGGGTATGGAGGGATAGGTGGTAGAACTACCTATGTTCAATTAATGGTTGGACCAACTGTGAAAATGTTATTTGACATGAATGGTATTATCGCTTTATTAGAACACAACTTCATACCTTTATCCGAATCAGACTTCGGGGATACATTTACAAATGTATTTGACGTAACAGTTTCTATTCCTGAAGAGCGTGTTGGAGAACAAAATACAAATTTTGGATCAAGTCAAACTCATGGTCAAAATGATGTCGTAACCATTTACACACTTACACCTGTTATTAACTCAGAAGATGAAGATATTAAACACTTTATTGAATATCAGCGAGAAAATATGAACGAATTAATCACTAAGATGAAAGATGAATCTACAACTGAAGACCCAGAAATAAATATATATGACAATAATACAATAGTAGACGCAATTGATTTTTATAGGTCGCGTATTCTAACAGACGAAGATACTGAAACAGAAAATGCCAAATCATATATGGTAATGTTCACAGATGAGGAATTTCTAAAAACTGTTCCCTTAAATGAACCTTCTGTTCATGGAGGAGACATGGTGAATATCAATACACATAACGGTGGTATATCAAGTCTGTTTGGAACAATCCGTCGTATTTATAGGGTTCCCGAAGTGCCTGATGATAGAATAGTAAAATGGATATATGATATTACACCATTCTACGAACCAGGAGATTACTTTAATAGGTTTACTATTAATGATGAATCACTTATATCTCGCATGGTTGAACCACAAGCACCACCTTATGATCAAGAACAAGCTATGCGTAATGGAGATGATATAAGCGATAGTGAAGACGAAGACCAAGAAGATTTCGGAGAAATACTAAGAGACATAAATGATTGGACAGGCGATAATGAGGATAATCGCGATGATGATAATTATAATAATCCTACCGGCAATTTATTTGGTTCTGATAGTGATGATGATGATGATGTTCCCGAGGTTTCATTTGAAATAGATCGACGTGGTAACCACTCTCCTATGCGTCTTGAAGAACTGATGGATAGCCCTAATTCTTCAGCTATTATACCTACTTCTCCTCAAGGTCCACCTCCTGTTATTGATAATTCATTTAGTTTTACACCAGATTCGCCAAGAACTCCGCCGCCAGCAGCTAATTCTCGGCAAAGAAGATCGCAATTGCCCGAATTCACACAGGAGGAAGAGGAAGAACATGATCCAAATTCAGACACCGAGCTTGGTTTTGGTGGGAAAAAACGTAAACGAAATAAGAAAACCAAACGTAAGAAAAATAAGATAATTAATAAGCGAACGAGAGGAAAGAAATAATATAAAATAAAGATAAAAATTGATATCGCTAATAGATATAGATATAATATTGTATAAGTAATATAGTAACATGGATAGTTTAATTAGTAAAATGGCGCAAACGAGGACGAGTGTAAATTGTGGTCCGTCTAACCACGCGGCGTATCTGGTAAAACCTGGTAAAAATAGAATGAATTTTCATTCAAAATGCTACTACGGAGAGAATCATTATCAACCTGGATGTTATGCAACTACGCATGCTGAATTAGATGTTATTTCACGGGTGTCTAAGTTACATACAGATAAAATCAAGAAGCGTAACAAGCAAACATATAATTTGATTGTTATTCGCGTTTCAAAATCGGATTGTCAGCTTGGAAATTCTCAAGTATGTAAACATTGTATTGATAGTATAATTTTGTCATCGAAGCGAACCGGTATCAAAATTAAGAAAATTTATTATAGTGATACTGATGGAAATATGATTAAAACGACCCCTTTACGTATGTCAAATGATGATAATCCGTTTATATCGTCATTTTATAGACCATGTGGATACAAGTCTTTACATGAAAAATTCAGATCTAAAATGTGTCATTATATTAATACATCCAGTGAAACCGATTCTGACTAATATATATTTATTCTAATATTTTCAATAATTCATCAACTCTTTCATCAGAGTCCTCTGTTAATTCTTTCGCGATAGAAAGACCTGTCTTGGTAGTGAATAGATTATCATCAATATGTTTTTTCATACGCACGGTATACAGATTACAAGCATCTGTTATTGATTGTATATAATCAATATCGTATCGATTCATATTAAATACTATACATCTGTCTATATCATAGGCGGTCAATAGGTCGGATTCTCTTACAATGTGGTAAGCAGTCTGAAACTCATTCATATCAGGAAATCCGTTTTTTTTAACTTTGGAGTAAGACATGGTTGAAATTATATTACAAATGGCTTCTGTCTCGATTGGACTATAATGTAAATTATCGACAATAAATGTACGTATTCTGATTAAGCCTTCTGCTTCATTCATGTATTTATTATCACACATATCATGTAATAGAGCAGATGTATAAATAACTCGTTCATGGTCTTTAAGAAATGGTTTTTCTACTATTTCATTTTTCAATATCCTTTGTGAATATTTAAATACATCCATACTATGTTTCATTCCATGTGAATCATCGATCGAAAATGTATTGCATGTGTGTCGAATAAAATTGAAAATAATGTTATATGGAGGTTTCATTACTATTTATGTTATATAATATAAATAGTAATTAAATAAATCAATATTTTTAAGTATTCGCCTAATTCATTTCTATACATGATATACGTGCCGTATATTTCAAAAAAGGATGTTCAATACTTTGAATATTTTTCTCGATTTTACGTATAATTTGAAGAAATTGTCTATTATTATGATGTTCCTTTATAAATTCATAAAATAAATCCAATGTCACGTTCGTCTTTCGAAAATCAAGCAATTGAAGATTCCGCTTATTGCAAAAAGTAAGAAATTCTGGGCAATTATAAAGAAGAATATTTTTTACAATATAATAACAAAATACGTTGGTATTTTCATTATAATATATATTGTTTCTTAAGGTAATACTAAGTTCGTCTTGTAAATATAAATTCTCATACTCTAATCCAATTTTATGTAATACTTTGACCGATTGTATCATAGAGAATAATTTTTCATAAAATAGCAAGTAATGCGCGTTATGCACATATGTAGCAATCTTCACACTATCATCTAAATAATACGTGGTAAAAGCAATATTAATTATTTCTCCAAAAAATTCGGCATATGATTCAGTTAATTCGCAATCAGTCTTAATTGGAAATAATTTTAACATTTTCTCCTTCATAGAATCATATTTAATTCTCGAAAAATCAAGCCCATAGTTGTGGAATAATTCATGAATTAATACTTTCACTAATTCCTCGTTCCTATATATTACTATATGCGAATTTGTTGTGCAAATATCACTATACGCAGTATTTACATGCTTTGTATCGAATTCATCAAGAGGAGACATGGGAACGCTCTTTTTGAAATCCGTTAGATATACGTAAAGGGATAAATTCTTTCCACATTCTATAGACGAATAATTACTTAATACATGAGTAATAATATATATCATTTCAATATATTGCGTATATTGTTGCTCTATTTCTGATATACTATTTTTGTCCATAAAAACGAGGTGGACATTAACTGTTCGCTTGGATATAGTATAGTCAAACGTCATGATATGAGATGCGATAGTATCTATAGATTGAATGATATCATCTGGGAAAAGATGGGGATGAAATGAATCTGGTTTTGGAATTTGACTTTGTGATGTGACTTCATTGATATTGAAATTTTTTATACCTGTTTTTTTAAAATCATTTCTTGCGTCTAAAATATTATTGTACATTTCTTTAAAAAATGCGGTGGTTTCGTCTGATATATCAGGTTCTAATTTCAAAAAACGGTTGTTGAACTTTTTAATTTCTGATATTAATATTTTCGAATCGTCTGATAATTGAAATTCATGTTGGTTATCATACAATAGTTCCATATTTACCTTACTATTGCATATATTTTTTATATTACTTATGTAGATTAGTTATTATCTCTGTAATTTTTTTCTAACATTCATTAATATATTTGCTTTAATAGGGGGTTTACCCTTTACATATATCATAAGCAACGCATTATGCGTTTTTAGTAAAACGGTTTTTAATTCTTCATTTTGTGAGAATTTAGATGTTAGAATTATTTCGTAGACTTCATCGCTTATTGGACCATTATTATTCTTGTTTGCAGATATTAAACTGGTATCTCCAGATAACTCCGACCCAGAATTTAGAGAGAACTTCTCGTACATTTCCATATTCTTTTCATTTTTGTATTTCATTCCTTCTACACAATGATTGACGGATTTCCATTCATGTTTATCAACCGCGAATTTGGTATTCCAATCATCTGACAACATTCGCCGCCAGTCTTTTATTTTCTTCAAGTCTCCGTATATCGCACTGTTTTCTTTTTTACTGGTTTCTCCTGAGCCTTTACCTGGAAAATCTTTATTCGACGATTTACTATAAAATTGGAAAATCGTGCTATCATCATACAAATTTTGATGAATAGATTCAACTACTTCCGCTTCTGAAACCGTTCCTTTCACTTTTGTATCAGATTTAAATCCTTCTATAATGCTATATGGACCATATCCATCCTTGTCTTCACAGCATTTACTAATAATATCATTCTTTAATTTGTTAGGTATTTCAGGTAGTTTCAATATTTTACGACCTTTATATGTGATTAACTTGTAATGATAACCATTAAAATCAGCAATCACATAATGGTCTGGTTTGAAAACGCCACGTTTTTCCAGAATAGCGTCATTTAATTGCCCACATTGTATTACGTTGTCGATGTCGCCTTGAACGAAACTTTCATGAGATAGTAAAATTAGTTTAATATTTAGTGCACGTTCCAACGTAGATATTGCCCATGTCTCAGCCCAAAATTCGCATGTACGAAGTTTCGCCTTGAATTCTTCCAAACTATCAACACCTTTCATGAACTCAAACTCATTCTTTAACTCTTGTGTCAACTTCTGCTCATCTTTCATACGATTGTATTTTTCCAAAATAGTTTTACCCTCTTCTACTATCTCAATCTGGCGTGTTCGGCTCTTTGATGAAGACAATTCCCTTTTTAATTTTTTATTCGCAGTTGACAGTTTGGTCATTGCATTATTCGTATCTGTAGTCGCAGATTCATACATATCATAGTGTTCTTTATACATGGTGAAGATTTCATCTGTTGCTTCTCTCGATAAAATATCGCGCAGTTTGTTTACAGTTGTGTCTTTACCAATAGAATTGAACGCATCACGAATGACCGCAAATAAACAATCCCCACCACCTTCATTATCTTGAATCCCAAAATGCGTGCTTTTCATATATTGTTGAATCCAAGGTGCCTTGTCAGATACTACCTCCTCTACGTCATCCGTTTTAGTGATAGCCTCTACGTGTTTAGTAGGATCAGTTTTGAATATTTCGGTAGGTCCAATATTGTCTTCACCTTTCGACAAACTTTCAATAGTCGCCTTGTCTATTTTCAATGTGGGCGATTTGGAGTCTGAATGTTTACTGGGATCATCTGGATCATCTGGATCATCTATATATTCACCTTCGCCAGCAACATCGCCTTCATCATTGAGAGTAACATTACGAATAGTAATAGATGTTTTACTCAATTCTTCAACTTCTGCTTTTAATATTTTTTTCAGATATGTGTCTGAAACAAACGAATATAATAAGGGGTCGCCAACTTGGTCTATATTTAAGTCGCCATCATCATCTAATACTCCAACCAAATGATCACTTTTTAATTCATACAATCCTATTTGACTATACACCAAATCGTCCTTTATTAAATATAGTGGAAAATATATGACCTCCTTTTCTATAAATGTGTATTTTTCTTTCCCTATGGCGATAATAACATCCATCGAAAAAATCTCGGTTTCATAAGTAGTCGCATTGTGTTCTATATCTTCAGGATTTAATTTTTTCTGTTCGCTATAATTAATTGTGTTATCTATTTTTGATACAACCATTATAAAGTATTCATATATTTATTTTTAAATGTATGAATTAATAAATAATATAAATAATATATTATTTATTAATTTATTATGTCAAACAAGACTGATATTGTTCTTATCGACAAGAATGAAACAAAAGGTGCTGAAATATTAACAACCAATCCATTCTTCAAAGATCTCATCGGTATTATGAAAAATACTGAATTCAAAAACTTCTATTCTAAGTATTTCAAAGATTGGACTGATATACAAACAATGATTTTTTACATGAAATTATACACTACAATCGAATACGAATATAATTCCAGATTTTCAAAACAAATTGGCGATAATTTAATGACATATACTTTACATAACGTTATGACAAATACAAACACGCGTAGCGTGGCAATGTCTTTATTTCGAGATTTCAGAGATTTAAATCATAGTAGAACATATGATTTCAGAACACTCATTCAATTTGATTCTATTGATAATAATAATACTTTGCTTATAGAACATTAAATAACATAATCCTTAAAAAAAGAATCAGATTTCAGTTCTTCATAATAGAAGTAAAGCATCTTTCTTTTTGAAACAATATCATAATTTTTAGAATCTAATTCGAATTCAACAATCCGTTGAATTAAATCACCCTTCTTTAATTTACGTCTGGACAATGTATAATAATCGGCAATCTGTTGCAATTCTTTGACTATATAATTCTCCGAAAAAAAATTCTCCAGTGCAACTATTTCATTTGCTCTATTTTCGTCATTATCAATAAAAGAATTCATAGATTCTCTAAGATCGATGATTGTATTAGTATTATAGTTATCTCGTTCGATACATACATCAGTAATAGTGTAAGAAATATTAGTCATTATTATTAATACACTTTTTTATTTAACTATTTTTTTTACTAATATAATCAAACATATCCATATACTTGAATACAGATTTACTTGATAGACTCAAATGATTTTGACTTTTTTGTGATTTAATAAATTTAATATGATCCATAATATTGTCAAAATCATCATGATCATTAATATACGCATACGATTCTGTAACTAATGTGTATATATTTTCTGCCAATTCATTCACGACCTCCTTACAATCATCTGTCGAAATTTTAGTTTTAATAAGAACAATTAGCTCTTTAATAATATTAGTTAAATAGTCATTCGATAGAACATCCAACTTTACCATATTTACAATGAACATGGAGAGGGCACGTCTGGATTCATTCTCTTTATTTATTTTGCAAAACAAATTATAGTCTTCATCGGGGTTCACATATTCAATGTGTGTGAATAGTTCATTAAACGCTGAAAATTTCTTTTCAAATTCTGATTCGATAAAATCGTAATCAGTCACAAGTTCTTTATATAGCTTCGCATATAAGGCAGAATAGAACTTATTTGTGGTCGCAATATCAAATATCAATAGAGCAATATTTTCTTTATGCTTAGAATCGAAACTTTCACATTTGACCATCTCTACCAAACATAACTTAATTTTATCAGTGATTTTATCATAATTTTTATCACTGAGTTTATTCAATTCTCTGCGAATATCATCAATCAACTTATCGATGCCATCTTTTTGTTCGCGTTCCGTTACTTGAAAATTTCGGATTGTATCCCAATCCGCATCATTAATTTCCTGCGCTTTCTGCTTAGGCTTCCTTTTTTGTTTCGTCTCGTCACGATGCTTATGAAAAACTGGAGTTCTATTATATGTTGGAGCACCTACTTTATTTGACAAATCAGAAATTCTATCAACTATTTCTTGTGATAGTGTATACCCATCCATATTTCCTACAAGTTGTAGAATATGTTGCAATGGATATGATATATATTCAACCTGGGTAGCATTTTTTACAAGTGCTGACATAGTAATGATGTATTATAATATTAATTTAATTTTTATATCAATTTTTTATTATATTATATTATAATTCAAATATTAACTTAAACGTATTATCGAGATAATATATATATATTATGAATGAAAATAATGAAAACAGTGAAAACAACATAGTCGGTGAAACAAACAATAGTTTGGTAAATACTACGCATAATGAAACAAATAATGATAGTAAAGTAGATGACTCATCATTTGAAAAATGGGACGAAGTAGATTTGAAAGAGTCAGTATTACGCGGCATTTATTCAATCGGATTTGAAGACCCAAGTCCTATTCAAAAACGATCTATTATACCTATGGTAAATGGAAATGACATAATTGCTCAAGCTCAATCAGGTACTGGAAAGACCGGCGCTTTTTCTATAGGAACATTGAGTCTTATTGACACATCCATTAGTAAAACACAAGCGGTAATATTGTCTCCTACACGAGAGCTATCTATTCAGACATTTAGTGTTCTAAAAAATCTCAGCGTGTTTATGGATAACATAAAAATTAAACTCTTGGTCGGTGGTGTTTCATCAGAAGATGATCAAAAAGAAATTCGCAGCGCAACTCCTCATGTTGTAGTAGGATGTCCGGGTCGCACATATGATATGATGCGTAGAAATCATATTCAATCTAAATCAATCAAACTAATTGTATTAGATGAAGCAGATGAAATGTTGTCTACAGGGTTCAAAGAACAGGTATATAACATTTTCCAATTTTTGAACAAAGACGTTCAGGTGTGCTTGTTCAGCGCCACGCTCCCTAATGAGATTAATATGCTTACAGAGAAGTTTATGCGAGATCCCATCAAGATTTTGGTGAAATCTGAAATGTTGACTTTGGAGGGGATTTCGCAATATTATATCGCATTGGAGGATGATCAGTCTAAATATTCAACCCTTAAAGATATTTTTAGCACTATTTCCATGTCACAATGTATTATCTATTGTAATTCAATTAAACGCGTAGAAGATTTGTATAATGCTATGGTAGAAGACAATTTCCCCGTATCGCGTATCCATGGTAGCATGGAAAGAGATGATAGAACCAAATCTTATATGGAATTTAAATCAGGTGTGTCTCGCGTATTGATTTCTTCGAATGTAACCGCACGTGGCATTGATGTCCAGCAGGTGAGCACAGTCATTAATTTCGATTTGTCCAGAGATGTTCATACATATCTACATCGTATTGGTCGAAGTGGACGCTGGGGGCGCAAAGGTGTAGGGATTAATTTCATCACCAAGCGCGACATCCGAAATCTCAAGGATATTGAAGGACACTACAATACACAAATCACAGAACTTCCGGCATCGTATGTTCAAGCATAAATGATTCACCCAATCGTTTAATTAATGGTATATTATTCTTCGTATTAAATAATGAATAATATACACGAACTAAATAAGGAATTTAAATTACCAATTACTTATTTACCCGACAACAAAAAATATGAGTTGGCGAATAATCTTCAAATAGATTTAGAATTAAAAGAAAGTTACGACATTTCTGCAAACTGTATTTATGACCATTTATTCGAATCTACGAATCCTTTCTCGAAACAAGTAATACAATCATGGAGCGATTATTATACTACAGATACAACATTCTTAAAGGAATCACAGACATTATATAAGGAGATTGAAGTATCCAAACGTCACGGACCATCAGATATTGATAATATAATAGAAATGTGGAATGAACTGAAAACCGATGCGAATTTTAAAGAACGGTATTGTTATGTGGAATGGGACATGCTCGAGAAGCTGAATAGTTCTTCTTACTTTCTCTCTGGGTTAACATTGGCAACTCTAACCAGTCCTATTCTAACAATCGTTATTCCGGTAATTTTGATGATAGTGCCTTTTTTTATGTTGAAGATTCAGCAACATAGTATTAGTTTGGAAGAATATATTGTGGTATTGAAACAGTTATTCTCCAAACTTCCTATCGGCAAAATTTTTCAGTTTAATAGTATGACAATGGAACAGCGCGTAACCTCATTGGTTTCCGTATTCTTCTATTTCTTTCAAATATATCAAAACTTCATGCATTGTTATCGTTATCATAAAAATCTCCAGAAAATGCACGTATATATCGAACAATTACGTTCCTATAATGATATTACTATTCAGTCGATGAATGAATGTTTGGCTATCACTGATTCATTATCATCATATAATGGGTTTAATATTGTTGTTAAAAATAACAAATTCATACTGGAAGAGATGAATGCTGAATTATATAAGGTTACTCCTTACAAGTTCGGATTCTCTAAGATTGTCAACGTCGGACAAGCATTAAAACAGTTTTACGCGATTCATTGTAATGCGACATATCACGAAACATTGATATACTCATTTGGATTTAATGGATTCATAGACAATATTATTCAATTACGTGACCTAATTGATAATAAAGTAGTAAACAAATGTTCATTTACAAAGAAAGATACTGAATTTAAAAATGCTCATTTCGCATCACTGAAAAATAGTGCGCCTGTAAAAAATACATACAACTTAAAGAAAAACATAGTGATAACTGGCCCAAACGCAGCAGGTAAAACAACTATGTTGAAAACTACTCTATTTAATATTATACTCAGTCAGCAAATAGGATTTGGATTCTATAAATCAGCGAAAGTAAATCCATATGATTATATTCATTGTTATATAAATATACCCGATACTTCTGGGAGAGACAGCTTATTCCAAGCGGAAGCCAGACGATGTAAAGACATTATTGATTGTATCGAAACATACAATAATAAACGACACTTTTGTGTATTTGATGAATTGTATTCCGGCACAAATCCTTATGAAGCTATAGCAAGTGCATATTCTTATCTACATTTTATGAATTCTAATAAAAACGTTAATTATGTACTTACTACTCACTATATTGATTTATGTCTTAAAATAGAACGGCGTGATAATAAATACGCATTAAACTATCACATGGAAATAGATAATACCGACAATGAATTTAAATACACCTACAAAATTAATCGTGGAATATCTGAAATAAAAGGGGGGATAAAAGTATTAAAACAATTAAAATACCCACAGAGTATTATCGATTTAACAGAATCGATTATCAATAATAGTCTATCTATTTAAATAAGGACAATTCGTTATTAACAATTATGTTGTTTCGTTATGTTAACCATTTAAATATATATCGATGTTATAATAAAATGTTCGGATTAGAAAATAACGGATTTCTCATTAGTTTAGCAATTTCTCTCTTAATCGCACTGGTAACAATGTTGTATTTTAGACAGCAACTATCTACACTCGATCATAAAGTGAATTCGATGTTTTCACTCATGACGTCATTAACACAAGAGTTAAATTCTCTATCCAGTCTTAATATGGCCCAGCAACTCATTCAAAAAAACGCATCGGATGAAGGAAGTAACGAGGAAGGAAATGAATATGAACAAGAAGGCTCTGGAAATAATCTCATAGTTCATAATTTAGACTCTGATTCACGCATTAATGTTTCAGACGACTCGGAAGATAGCGAATCTGGTGATTCTGATGAATATGACGATTCCGACTCAGAAGGCGAGTATGATTCTGAGAATAGTCTAATTGACCTATCGGGAGAAAATGAAACCAAGACTCTTAATATGGGTTCTGAATTACATAGTTCTCAAGGAACTAATATCAAAATTATTGAAATGTCTGGTGAAGATGAAGAAGAATTAAATGATGGTGAAAGTGGTAGTAGCTTTGATAGTGATGATGCTCCACTAATTAAACATTTGGTTACTGAATTAATTGAACAAACAATCGAATTAGAAAGTAATATTCTCAGCAATGATGATGTCGATTCTGTAGAATTGCCTGTAGAAACATTGTTTACAGAATTAACGAGCGATAACGTATCCATTGAATCAATCGCCGATTTAGTAGAGGAGGACGAAGAAACTGTTAAAAAAATAGAAGTGCCCATTGATTATTCCAAAGTCAGTGTAAAAGCCCTTAGGGATATAGTGACTTCTAAAAATTTAGCAAATAACGTGACTAAACTAAAAAAACAGGAATTAATTAATCTATTAAGTGTTTAATTATCTTTATACATAATATAAATAAAGATGAGTTGGGGTACTTGTTATTCAGGATCAAATAATATTCATTTTGGATTTCCTCCTGTTATGAGCGATGGCAGAAATTATAGTCAATGGCAACCAGGAGCAGTTGTAAATAAAGAAATTCGAAAACAAGCGAATGTTCAATCAAATTGGGAATATCGCAATTATTTAACTAAAAACGCTAATTCTATTATTGAATATAATCAATTGTCCGCATGCAATGAATGTGGAGATTGTCCTTATTATGGTAATTCAAAGCAAAAATCTAACAATACACCATTCTTATACAAATCCGGTTCAGAAAAAACACAACCTTACGGTTACGAAACAAGCGACTTGAAAAATTTATATTTATCTCGCACTGATTTAGCAGAGCGCATGATTGCTCCTTCTGTGAATCAGGAACAACTATTAAATTATTACTCTAATAAAAACAATTAAATACTTAATATTATTCATTAATATAGAATATTATTAACCTTATATGAAAATTCTTAGTATTGATGTGGGAATAAAAAATTTAGCTATATGTATGTTTGATGTAACTGATAAAGATGATTATAAAATACTTATATGGTCTGTCGTTGATTTAGAAAATACGGTAATTCATAAATGTGGTGGTATGTGTAATAAAACCAAAAAAACATGCGGTAAAAAAGCATCTTATGAAAAAAATGAATTATTTTATTGTAAGACTCACGCAAAGCAAACTACCTTTATTATACCCAGTAAAGAACTGAATCCTATGAAATTAAAAAAACTCAAAATGATAGAATTGAATGACCTATGTAAAAAATTCAATATTCTTACTACTGAACAAGAGGTAGCTAAAATACTTAAATCCGAATTAATTACCATTATAGAGAAATATATTTCCAATTCCTGTTTCTCAAATGCCAATCAATCGACAAATAAACAACGTGATTTAATTACACTCGGTAGAATGTTACAGACATCATTCAACTCTATATTTCATGAGCATGAAATCGATACTGTTATTATAGAAAATCAAATTAGTCCTATTGCTAATAATATGAAAACATTACAAGGAATGATCGCCCAATATTTTATCATGAAAAATGTGCCAGAGATTAAATTTGTTTCTGCTAAAAATAAATTAAAACACTTTGAAAAAAGTGAAGAGAAATCCAGTTATAGTGAACGAAAAAAACTATCCATTAAGGTATGTCGTGATATTATCGTCGCTCATCCAACTATATGCAATAATCATTTAGAAATATTTGATAAATCAAATAAAAAAGATGACTTTGCGGACTCTTTTTTACAAGGTTTAGTCTATTTGGCGGATTTAAACATCATTAATTTCAAGTTATAATATTTATTTTGCGGATGACTTAAAATTATATGTTCTTAATAAACAATAAGACATGAATATTGAAACCGTTGATCTTAACTTATCAAATAACGAACCATCCATTTCATTAGATAGACCGTCTGTGAATTTTGGACCTGGTATTGAGCTTTTGATGAATGATAAAAAAAAAGGAACATCATCTCGTGCAGGCAGCCCATCGTCTGATATTAATTTAGCCGATTTACAATCTTTAGAAGATGACCTCAATCATTTGGCGACAGATGAGTCGTCTGATACAAAATACAATGTTCGCGAATCAAAATCTTCCGCATTCGCGTCTATAAGTAGAACCCCCACCCAAGACAACAGTTTCGATAACCAATCGCTACAAAGTGTTCATAGTATTAATTTGAACAACCTTGATGGTGATACAAAGACCATAGATCCAACACCTTCTGTAAAATTCACCAATGATGTAAAGAAGAATACAGATGAAAAAACATGGGATGGCTTCCATAAATTCAATGATATTCCTGTTGACCCAAATCATAATTTTGATAATACGCCCAAAATGTCACGAGAAGATATGTTGAAAGAAAAATTTGAAATATTGAAGAAGCTTGAGGCACTTGAAAAGAGAGGTGTTGAAATCAGTAAGAAATATACAATGGAATCTTCCCTTATGGAAATGCAGGGCGAATATGAAACCATTGTCTCAGGCAAAGAACGTGATAATTCCGTTAAATTTCAAGGAAAAATGCTGATGGCATGTATCACTGGACTGGAGTTTTTGAACAATCGTTTCGACCCATTTGATTTGAAGTTGGATGGATGGTCAGAACAAGTCAATGAGAACATAGACGATTATGATGAAATATTCCAAGAATTACACCAAAAATATAGCTCCAAAGCAAAGATGGCACCCGAACTCAAATTATTATTCCAATTGGGTGGTAGTGCCATTATGCTTCATATGACAAACACTATGTTTAAATCTGCCATGCCTGGCATGGATGACATTATGCGACAAAATCCTGAGTTAATGCAACAATTCACCAGTGCTGCCGTTAATCAGATGGGACAGAATAGTCCAGGTTTCGGTAACTTCATGGGTAACGTAATGCGCGATAACGGTGGTGGCAATGGTGGGTCAGGTGAACCACAACTTGATATGTCGTCTGGACCACCTCCTGCACCTATGAGAACACAAAACATGGCGCCTCCTCAACGTAATGGTTCCAATAGACCTGATCTAATGTCCGCGCGTGGACAACCTCAACAAGGAGTCGACTTATCCAATAATTATGAAAATCCTGGCGCACCTATGCGATCCAAACGCCCCGTCACACGAACAGAAATGACCGGACCTTCTGATATTTCCGACATACTATCTGGACTAAAAAGTAAACAAGGAGGTGCTGTTTCACAACAACAGCAACAACAGCAACAACAGCAGAGTGAGTCTATCCGAATCAACGAAGAAAATTCGAGCACCATTAGTATTTCAGATTTAAAGGAAATCCAAAATTCAAACCCTCCAAAGCGTTCCAAGCGTCGTCAAAAATCAGATAAAAATACCATCAGTTTGGATATCTAATTTTCCTAATATTATTATTTACCATTATAGTATGTGTTTCTGATTTATATTTATTATTTTCATTAAAATTATACACTTGTAATAATATCTTTCTTGACCCACGAATAAGTCCAGCCAAGATAATAGGAGATATACTCATTATATTATAACAATACTATAATGAATAAAAAAATTGAATTTAATAATTATTTATTTAAAATAAATATTAAATATAAATATGAAATCATATACCAATTTTAAGGTAGGATTTACTGTTGGTTATATCATGGTATGTGGAATAACATTCCATTTTAATTATAAATTGAATAAAGATTTATGGAATAGAAATGGTAAAAAAAATACAATATTCCCAAACCCAATTGTTTATTAAAACAATGGTTTATTTGTTATTAATTCTTGGACTATTATACCAAAAGAACCACTCATCGCCAAGCGACCATTATTAAGTTCTTTGTTTAATAATGTAATACCTTTTTCATATGTTAATTCTTCTGTCAATGAGAATCGAAGGTCTCCAGGTTGATAATCTTCTTTTAGTTTAAAATATTGGTTTGAATTATTTTTTATAAATGGATTTTTCCATCCGTAAATCATGCTTGAAAACTCGCTAACAAACATAGAAGAAACAATTAATACTTGAATATTATCAGGTAGCTTATCAAATTCATAAATTGCTGGGCTATGTGTTACTCTTTCAATTAACGGAATAGTTAATCCAGAAATCATGGCTATTCTACCATGTTTCAATTCCGCTTCGCGAAAATATTGCAATTTCTCGTCAGTATCCGACAAATTAAGAGGATCAAAATTTTCTATAGGTTCCGTAGACCCTACTAATACAGGTTTTGATCTCTCATTAGCAGAAGAAAATACTCGTAGACTATTTATAAACGGTAAAATCATCAAGAAACACAATGATCTAAACATTATTATATATATAATTATATGCTATTTTTAAATTATTTATTATAATATTTACTACATGACTGACGTGGCACATATACTGACGTGGCAGTAAGTCGTATATTTATAATGAACTATATTTTCATTATCGTTATTTATTACCTTCATATGTTCAATGTTTAAGATAATAGTATAGAATAATATTGTCAATAAGTTCCCATTCCTCTGATGATATATCATTAGGACCATCAAATTCGTCCTCATCTATATTTGCGCATTTTTCACCAACGAATAGTTGAAATCCTTTTTCTTGTATTTCTTCCAAGTCTTCGTCATCTATTTTACATTCTTCTTCAACTTGATAAGAAACTATATCATCATGATATTTTATAAATGCTCTCACACTTTGATTCCATATGTCATCCTTATCTTCTAATTTAAGATAACGGTCACAAATATATTTATCAAATACATCATTTAGTCTATCATTCACAGTAGTCGCCATCGCTTGTTAATAATTATTATTTTTAATAATAATTATGATCAATTTTTATATTATGTAAATGTAAGAAATGTTAGTTCATTTACCAATGCCAATTGTCCATGCTATGCACGTCTTTTTACAGAGTATTATTCTTATTTATATTGGTTACACTGGAAAAATGACACAAGATTATATGTATTTAGCACTATTAGGTACTGCCGTTCTTATTCCTGTTTTTGTTCCCGCGCCCAATTTCGATGACAAAAATAAAAGCCCTATTGTCCGCCTATTTCATTATTTGATTCTTTTACCTGTTCTTACCTACATATCTTACATGGGATATTTTGAACATAATATTGGCGATATAATGTATTTTATTATGCTCATCGTTGGTATTTTCGCCTTCTTTTATCATGCGTTCAAATTCGTTATGCGTCTTAAAGGTGGAGATTAAACCACGATTAAACCGAAATATTATTCGTTTGTAGTGCTGGTGCGTTAGGTAGTGCCACTATCTTCGCCTTTGGAGGCACATATTCCACATTTCGTAAGTAACTCCATATACGTTTTATTTTTTCACGCTGTGTCTCACAGGTCGCCTTCTTGATTTCTTCGTCGTTTATTTTATCTGGAGCACGCAAATCCAATTCAAGCACCACATGTACCTCATACAATCTGAATTCCGTATTGGCAACTTTATCTACAGAGATATTGTAACCACCATTCCAATAATGATTCATAACAGTTAGCGTACGATCCTTTCCGTAAAAAAACGGGTTTTGTCTCTTAAAAATTCGCTGAATAATATTGTTAATATTGTAATACGCCACCTCATCCTTAGCTGCTTGCTGTGTTGTGGTTTTAAATTCTTTACGCTCTTTTTTCTTATAATCGTTCAGTTTTGTGGATAATATTTTTACAAACAAATCCGTTTGCGTAACTGAATTCAAATAATCAACATTCTTTTCTGGAAAATATTTCGGCTCTAAAGGAACTAAATCAGACATTAGTATTGTATTCTTCGGGATACGCAATTTATCAAAATTCACATCTATCGTATTGCTTGAATTCGTCAATATATATGGCTCATATACTATATGTCCATCTATGTTCGTTTTCAACATTATTTTCAGCACACTAATCATTAAATATTTATATTATTACTATAAAATATAAATGTTTACATCGACGAACTAAATTTCTCAAATATTCGCTTTTGCGTATCTTTCTGCTTCTTTGACCTGGCAGCACTGAGAATTTTCAATGCGTTAGACAGTTCCTCTTCACTTATATTACCATCTCCATCTTCATCAATAATATCCTTCAGTTTTTTAAAACTTTCTGGTAATACACAATAAGTACTATTTTCATTGAATAAATAATCCGCTAATACGATAAACGACGCTGTTAACGCTAAAGCTATGACAATATCCTTCGTTGCAATGAAACAAATCGCAAAGATTAATAGTTGACGACCCATAGCATTACGCAAATACGCCTCTTGTGATTCACTGAACTCTACTGTTATAAATTTAGAACCGATATTTAATATTAACATAATGATACCAGCAAAGAATTTGCTTTGGTTTAATGAGGAAGCACTATTTGAAAAAAAATCAAACATGTTACTAATCATACTTATACTTAATATATGTATGTAAAAAAATTTAATAGCCCAGTTTTTTCGATAATAATCTAAATGTGTCTCTCTTCGTTTTTTCAAACCCTTCCTTCACTATATTTATATTTCGCATACCACTTCTATATTGCTCTCTAATTCTCGGATGAAATCCTTCCTTATTGTCTCTTGGTTTACTATTCAACCACGAAAAATACACGATTACTACAATTAGTAATACATAGTGCCCTACCTTCTTTATTGACATCCTTCTTTATACTAAGAAAATATATTTACTTCGACGATGTGGTTAATACTGGCTCAGGATCTGTTTCTGTATTCGTAAACTCCGAAAATATGGTAGAAAACGTCTCTACTTGCTTCTCATTACTTGTTATATTCTTATTTATAGAAAAATTATTAGAACTTTCAGGACGCAATCCTTCCATAATATGTAACTGTTCTTTGCCCGAACTAATCTTAAAACTACATTTTGTATCACATGGATTACATTTATCCGCATCAAAATTAAGGTTAGGGAATTGTGACCCAATGTCTTCTAAAGACACTTTCTCTCCATTCTTATCGACCAATCCTTTTTTTTTACAGTGTTTCTGCTTGAATTGTGTTACTGCTTCCTTTTCAGGACCACTCATTCCTTCAAGAAGTGAAGACTGTTTCAAAGATATTATTACCACTAACATGACAAGACCATATACTTTTCCATATAATGAAAACGCTACCAGTAAACTTGCATAAATCATATTCCCTAAATCAGAATTATAGAGAGAAGGTGAATTTGTTAAAATGATTATTATTACAAGCATTATTAACGTACATTGAACATTTGATTCCATTATATAGTTATTGTGATTTTTTTTCAGTGTATAATATTAATTTTTATCTCCTTTTTTATTAAGAGAACTATGGCAACAACTTTAGGATATTCAACTATTGAACAGACTAATAATACCACTATAAATAATGAATCCAATCTAAATATTCATGAACATCGACGAAAAAATAAAACGATAAAAAACAGAAGCGTCTATCCATCGTCCAACGATAAAGTTGAAAATATGATTAAGCATTTAAATTTATCAAGCACCGAAGAAGAAGGAAATGGACTTGCTGATTTTAATCCTCCATCCAAACCTATGTCATCGGGAGTAGAACGCACTAAAAATACCATCAGTAGTGTCGAAAATTTTCAAAGCAATGAATCCGAAGAAATGATGGATATGAATGAAGAAAACGATGATACTGAAGTAACTGCTGAAGGCTTCCAAGAAGCTAATGGCTCTTATTCCAAACAATATTTTGAGCAACATGTTCCATATTACGCAAATGCTTCCAATATTAAAGACAGCGCCAGTTCTAATCCAGAAATTATGAATAAGATTAATTATTTAGTAACTCTCATCGAAAATAATAACGATGAAAAAGTTAATAGTATTACAGAAGAATTAGTATTATATTGCTTTCTTGGCGTATTCATTATTTTTATTGTTGACTCCTTCGCTAAAGTAGGGAAGTATGTGAGATAAAATAATCATTATTAAAATAGAAATTATGATTATTTACAGATATGTATTAATTATACTATGTTCTTTTTTTACGTGTAATGTTATTTCGCTTCTTTGTTTTCTTAATTTTTTTACCTCCCAATAAACCATAATTCACATCATCATAATAACCCTCTATATCCCCAATAACTTCCAGATATTTATCACCATTTCCATCCAAAGAAATTTTATAATGTCTAAATCCTAATTGATTCTCAGGAATATAATCAATTAGATCACCCACATTGCCTCTTCTTAAAACATCTTCTTCTTCTTCAATATCTGAAAAAGAACGCACAGTTGGTCGAGCCATATCTATTTCAATAGTATCTAATGAACGTGGTGATTCTGGCGGTGATTCTGGCGGCGTATAATCAGGAGATGATGGCTCACGAGAATTACTACTATTTATATTATAGTATCTGTTTCGTGCTTCTCTTTCTTCTCTTTCGAACCTTTCTTCTATATTTATTCTTTCATCGCGTTCTTCGGGTGTTTCGCGTGCAATAATTCGGCGACGGCGAGCCAAATAATTATTTCTATGTCTCTGTATATCAAGACTCATTTGCTGCCTTTCGTTCATATTCATATCGCGTATTTCAGTCAATGAATATGGCGTAGGATCAGTATGAGGATGATATATCCAAGGTGTATTTCTTGTAACGTCGGCTACACATTCAAACCGAATGTTACTACGACACATAGGACATTTCGCATCAATATTATTACTTCGTCTACAAACATTTGCTAAACACGCTTTATGGAAATAATGTTTACATTTTAATTTGGGTACATTGTCCTCCTTTTTTATTGCTTCAAGACAAATCGGACAAATATCCATTTCTTTTTTGGTTTTTGCCATACCTCCTCTTTTTGAACGCGTCTTTCTAAAACGATTCAACTTTCCACTTCTATTTATATTTCTTCTTCGAGTATTCTTCTTATACATAATTATATATATACATACATAATAATGAATAACTTATTCGCATATTAACATACACAATGATTTGGATAACGAGGAAAAGGAATCACATCACGAATATTCGTAATTCCAGTCAATAACATAACCAATCGCTCGAAACCAAGCCCAAAACCACCATGTGGACACGTTCCAAATTTACGCAAATCCAAATACCATTGTAACGACTCTACGCTTATATTATTCGCCTCGATTTTGCTCTTCAGAACATCATATCGCTCCTCCCTAATAGAACCGCCTATTATTTCACCAATACCCGGCATCAATATGTCAAATGCCTGGACTGTCTTCCCATCATCATTCTCTTTCATATAAAATGCCTTGATACCTGATGGATAATTATAAATAATCGTCGCATTATTATATATCTTCTCGCAAATATATTTCTCCACTTCACTCGACAAATCATCTCCCCATTCAATCTGTGTATCCGGATTATGACTATTATACAATTCTACCGCCGCAGTATAAGTAATGCGCTCAAATGGTTTACTATGTAAATTCGTTAACTTGTCCAATAGTCCTGGTGCCGAGTAAGAATTAAATAATTCCAATTCATCCTTATTACTCTCCAATACACTACCAATACAGAATTTCAAATACTTCTCCGCTACACTCACGAGCTCCTCCAAATTCACATACGTAATTTCCGGTTCAATCATCCAAAACTCTGCCAAATGGCGCGACGTATTGGAATTCTCTGCACGAAAGGTAGGACCAAATGTATACACCTTCGAAAAATACATGGCATAACATTCCACATTTAGTTGACCAGACACTGTAAGGGATGTTTTACTTCCGAAAAAATCCTTGTCATACGTCTCCACCTTTGTATCCTTAGTCAACTTCTCTGGAAGCAGATTCGTTGCTGTAAAGGCTTCTCCAGCACCTTCACAGTCGGATGACGTCAAAATAGGCGTATGAATATACTGATAATCGTCTTCTTGAAAAAACTTGTGCGTGAAATATGAACACTTGCTACGAATACGCATTACACTACTCACGGTATTGGTTCGCATACGTAGATGTAAATGATTGCGCAAATAATCCAATGTTAAACGATTCTTTGAAATAGGATAATCCTTTGACTCCACGATACAATCAAAATGATTTATGCCATTCCCCTCGGCTATCATTTCAAATAATTGTCCTTTCGCCGGACTCTTCATAATTCGTCCCGTACAACTTATGATAGTTCCTTTCGTTCCATGTTCAAAAATATCATCAAATTTGTCGTCTGTAACAAAATTATCATCCAATATAATCTGTAGTCCTTTCAATTGCGTTCCATCATTCAATTCTACGAATGCTATATTAGATTGCTTACGAATGTTTTGAATCATGCCACATACCGTAATTATCTTCCCCTGAAAATTATCCGGAGACTGAAATAATTTATTAATAAATGTTCTCTCGGTAAGCATAGTTAATAATAATCATAGACACATTATTATTAAACCCTTTTTTCTATTACATTAATTTATTATACATACGCGAAATTCTTCGATCGGGCGGACACCATAATTATATAAATAATACGCAGTCGGACTTTCAAACATCGGCACATATTTCATCATTATATTCACTAATATTTCCTTTGTATCGCTGTTATTTTCTATCAATAAATAACGCATATTTTTATTTTCAGAACACACTTTCTTAAGAGCATGACTAAACATATATACAAATAAATCACTATTCTTACTACTTTTAATACTATCCACATTATTCAGTGTACAAAAACATTCCAACACACCTTCGTCATCATACGTTAGCGATGAATCTCTAAAAAAATAGGCACTTAGAACATTATCCTTCTGGAGAGAAATATACACAAAAATATTCTTCGATTCTATCAAACTCAATATATTTCCTATCGATGACATAATAAAACAAGAAAATTTGTCTGTCCCTAATATCATCGTTTTTAAAAAATCATGTAGAATATGAATATTCTTCTTATTCACCTCTACAATCTGAATTGAACTATGTAACGTTACCTTCTGTTTCCATGTGTTCATATCAAAGCAATATGTCTTGTATATTGTGAGCGGTACAATACCCGTAAGGTCTGTTTCCTTTTTAAACAATGAGCACATTATCTTCGGATTCGCACGACACTGATAATAATTAAGAGTTTGAATCAATTCAGGCGCTATTCCCTTATTGCGATGTCCACCATGAACACATAGATGGTCCACATAATGAACCGACATCTTTTTTCCATAAAGATATACGTCAAGTGGACGAGATGTTATTGTTCCAATGATTTCCTTCTCACCCAATAGATCCTTTATAAAATACGTAGAGAGAAAACAAGGATTCTGATGTCCCTTAAAATAAGGCACGATATTATTCACTTCTGGATTGTAGTGAGCATCCTTCACTTTTAAATAATGCTCTTGAATTAATTTGGTCGATATATCCAGCGTGTTCTGCTCTATTACACTAAAATCATAGAACGAAATATTATTCCGATTTACATATCGATTTTGAATCGGCAGTTGGTCGTCAATTAATCCGGGAGCACGTATCCAATACAGTATATTGTATATATGAAACACTGGCTGCATCGACCAAAATCTGTATTTCACTTTTATATACCCATAAGTAACTACTATAAGTATTATAATAATCAGTAGAATCGACGAATATATACTTAAACCAGACTGTGTTGGCTGACATAAATACCCTATCGTTTCATTTATATAATTATTCATGATGTATTAATGATTATATAATAAATACTATTTATGTTTTATTCAGGTTTTTGTAATATATACAAATATTGATGGTCATATTGTGCAGGATGAAGACTTATTTTTCCCTGTAATATGAACCCAGATTCTTTCATCATTGTAATAATGTTCATCTGACTGTCCATATGTAATACATGCTCGTTCACACGCATTTTTCCATCCTTGTCAAATTTAATCATCTCTTTAAATGTCGCAACATCACCTCCCAGTTCAAATTGCGATTTATAACGGAAACTCTTGAATTTCACCACTGAACTGGTTATACGTTCTTTCGCGTATTTCTGAACATTCACCATCCCTACAGGGTTCCCTACAGGGATTATTGGGTCGAATTTATTCCTGTTTACAAGATGAATAATTATTCTTCCACCCGGCTTTAACCAACGGAAGCAATTACTGAAAAAAGTCCTCTTGTCCTTAAGATAATACACTGTGAAATAGAAACAAGTAATATGAGTAAAACTCTCAGGAGTAAACAACATGCTACTCGATACATCTCCCCTTTTAAATTTGGAAACTGGATATGTTTCCTTCGACTTCTTAATCATTGAACTCGATTTGTCTACACCTATACAGTCATACCCTTTTTGTGTAAATAAATTTACGTGATGTCCAGTTCCTGAACCAATATCCAATATACGACTATTCTCATTCGGACCCGCATTTTTCACTATTTGTCCTACTTCATACTCATTCTTATAATCATTATGCACCAATTTATCGTATATGTTTACATAAAAATCATCGAACAAATCATCGCGCTTCAGTTCAAATTGCTTTTGTTGAGGAGTAAAACTCTCTATACTATTCTCATGATTAATCATCATAGCGTTTAGTACATATATCAAAAGCAGTAAAATCATCATTTTTACCCATATCGATACCTTTGTTAATTTATTTTTTAGATTATACAATTGGCTCATAAAATTCATTTTGTATATGTATTATTAGTATATTTTTATTATAATTTTATTAATATGGATGAAATTAATATAGATGACAAACGTTCTGCAAGCGATTTTCGCGGTAGCACCTTTTCAAAATTTAAAAAAACAGACGTTAAAAAAGAACTACTAAATAGCATTAATGGAGGAAAAATCGAAAATGCATGTAACTGGAGCGCCGAATTGATATGCAGCGGACACTTTAGTGACTTGTGGGAAATTATCATCTTTTGTATCGGAAAACATATCCATTTGGGCAATCCTAAATTACCCATTTATATCAATCTACGTTTTCAATCATTCAAAGAAATCGTTCAAAGTGGATATGTAGGATCCGAATTACTTATGCGAAACTGCGAAAATATAAGAAATCTATTTGCCGAAATCATCTCCATATTGTGCGTGAGCAACAAAAAACCCGCCTTCGAAATCATTAAAATCAAACCCGATGAATTTAATATGACCACACTCAGTGGAAAACTAAAAGCATCCAATATACAATACGCCAAATCCGTATTTAGAGAAAATGATCCTAACGAAATCTATATCTGTATCAACGAATTAGCATTCCAATTAGGCAATACCAACAAAAATATTCTCAAATCATGCTATTGGATAGAATGGTTAATCGAATTCGACTCTATTTGTCGCAAAAAAAAACAAATACTCGCGGGAGAAATGCGAACCTTCCCTAAAATAAATCAAAAATACCAAAATGACGTCATTTGGATCGTATGGGAATTACTACTTCATATGGTAAAAGATAATCCAGTCGCTGAAAAAATAATGAACGCTTTACTCGACCTATTTTCAATCAAATACACTTACGCAATCAAAAAGAAACGCAGATATTTACTATACTTTGCGGTTGAAATCGTTACCGAAAATATACCCACCAAAATTGAAATATTAGACGCCAAAGAAAAACCCATCGTAAATAATGTTGTCCAAAAAATAAACATGATTTACAAAAATATAAAGAAAAATGAAGAGAAATCCAACAGCGGATACCTTCTTGAAAATTTACCTACCGAAAAACGCACTAATGCCGAAAAAACAATCGAAAAATTAGGCAAAATGGACGCTATGGCGGGAGCAATGATGCCGCGAATATAGAGGGAGGGGGATAACATCCCCCATTTAAAACGAGGATATAGTCCAAAACGTAATCCTTCAAGTAGTAGGGGGGTGTGGGGATAACATCCCCTTAAATTGACATAATATATAATAACATGATTTTAGTTATATATTATGATTTTCATATTATGTTATGAATTAATTTACTTATACAGCATTACCAGCTTTAGCGATTAAAGCACCATTAATTAAAGTATAGTTATTTTTAGCGTCTGTGTTAGTTGTAGGCAAAGTAATGTTAGCACCAACAATGTCAATACCAACAAAAGCAGTCGTTTCATCTTCAATATTAGCTAATTTAGCACCAGATAAGTTAGCACCTCTAAAGTTAGACCCAGATAGCGTAGACCCTTCAAAGTCAACGTTGGTTAAGATAGCACCTCTAAAGTTCATACCAGTTAAAGTACATTCTTTTAATGTTGCTCCTGTTAAATCTTGGTCTTGTAAATCAGTACCTTCACCGGTAATATTTAGTTGAGTTCCGACAGTACCAGTATATTTTACACCAGGACCCATTTGAAGTTTACCATTAGAATTAAATCCATCAGGCATTGTACAAGCTGTAAAAGGATCAGTTGTAGGGACAGATAAGTATTCGGCACCAACAAATAATGCTTTTGATAAATCAGCAGCATTGAAAGTGCTCAAATCACTAATTATAACAGAATTGAAGTTTAATCCGTCATGGTTTTCAGCACCACCGAATGTTCTTGCAGCAGATAAACCATTTTCAGCACTGGCATATTTGTTCCATTGATTTTTACCATAGAATCTCAAGTTGTTACTATTAATAGATGGACATTTATTGGTGTTCAATACACCATACACACTTGTACCAGCAGTTGGTACAGTAACTACTCCCATAATATTACAATTCTGAACTCTGAAACCTTTCATGTAATTAGCGGCAGTGATTGCCTGTAAATCAGTATTACCTAAATCGCATGTATCAAATAAGACATTTTGCATATTAGAAGTTCCGAAATCTATACTTTGGAGATTTACACCCTTGATAACAATATCTGTCATATTAAGGGTCACGCCACTGTTGTTAGGAAGAATGATAAGTTTACCATCAGAATCGCGAACAGCTTTTAATTTACCATCAAATTTAGCATCGACATTAACCAGAGATTCAGTAGATGTAACATCTTTGAAGATCGCTCGTAATAAATTGGCGGTGGTAGCGTTTCCAATTTTAGTGAAGTGTGCTCCAGTAATAATAGCGCCTGAGAAATCACTATCGGTAATATCAACATCAAGATCAGTTGTAGGAGCAGCAGCAGTGGCAAATCTAATACCAGATACATCAGCATTGATGAATTTACATTGTGTGAAATTGTCATTAGCAGCACATTGGAATTTAACATTATTTAATTTAGCACCTGTGAAATCAACACCTATCATATCACCGCTGATAATTGCGTTTTGAAGTTTGGCTTCTTTGAAGTTACAAAGACCATTTGCGACAGCATAAGCCTGTGTAACCTCTGGTAATTTAGCATATTGTAAATTAGCTTTTTCGAAGTTAGGCATAGTGGCACGAGCAGTAATATCAGTAGCAGCATTAGAGAAATCAGCATTTACTACTGAAGCATTACCATTGGCTTGAAGATTAGAAAAATCAACACTGTTGATGGTATTTTTAAAAACACAACCTTCAAGCTGAACTCCACCTGATAAGTTAGCATTGTCCAGTATGTTGAAAGTAACATTTTTAATTTTTTTGTCTACAATACCCGATAAGTTAGCATAGTTAAGATTTACTACCCCTGCCACAGCATCAGTTAAGTCTAATGGGGCATCTGTTGCGGGGAACTTGCAACCAGTAAGGTCAACACCTGGACCATAGAAACAACCTGAATTCTGAACCCTCATTTTATATAAATTACTTACACTTGCATTAAAAGTCTCACCTTGTTCTTGTACTTGTGCGAGATCACCTTTAATGCCAACAGACCACCAATCGGTACCCCAAGCTTTTCCTGTTTGTGCGTTCTGGATACCAGTATTATGGAAATCAACACCATTTGCATATTCAAGAAGATTGAATTGATTTGATGATGAACGAAGTCTGCAGTTTCTTAGACTTGAACCATTGATAGAAATAACATTTGCAAGTTTCATTCTTAACCCAACCTCACCAGTAGGTCCGGTGGATTTACCGAATGAAACATTCTCCATATGGTAAGCATCAAATACATGTGTATATGTTTCGACAGTGTCTGCACCTGATGTGTTGGTAGCAACGATGTTTCTTAAGTAACTAAGATCCATATTAGAACCGACAAGATCATGAGATTCATATCTGGATAATTTTTCGTATTTTCTTATAGTTTGCATACCGATAGGAACTTTGTGGATATCAGCAGCTACAAGGGTGTAAGTAATAGCTTGGTCAGCATTAACTGAAATATTTGCCACAGATGTGGTCATCGCGGCTTGCGCGATAGTTACGACTTCGCCAACAACATAACCAGCACCTTGTTTGGTAATATTAACCGTAATAGCAGAATTACTAGCCCCGCATACTAATTTCATTTCCATACCCTTACCACCCCTACCACTGGTAGTAACAATAGAAGGAGTTTCTTTATTAATGGTCATTCTCAAAGCACCTCCATCTTGGGTAGGAGTTCGATTTACAGAAGCAGTAAATTCAACATTTTTCATGGAAATACCGTTATTTGCAAAATGTTTACCAGAGACTCTCATGGTTGCGGCTGTTTGGTTGGTGAGGGCATTGTTGCTGCCATCTTCAGGCGTTAGGACTTGATTACTGTAACTGAATCCAGCAGCTTTATCAGCAGTTCTGAAAGGAGCATAGGAGGCCTCCTCATCCATGTTACCATAGTCAGCTTTCCATTCAGCACTTGAAAGTCTAGCCGCATCACTTGCTAAAACTGCGGTCGGCGCAGCGGCACTGGCGTTCATCAACCACCATTTAGCAGCAGCCCATGAATCAGATTTATATACAATAGTATTTGATGTGAGAGTTGATGCTGCTGCTTGATAAATGTTTGTTTGTGTTACTGATCGTCTGGCTTGCACGCTGTTATCTGGGAAATATTTGGTAAAAGCAGCGGCAACTTCTGTCCCCCTCACGTTGGCGGTAGCTGTGAATTTCATGCCATCAATATTAATATATTCACCGCTAATTAATGCAGGAAGGGTTAATACTCCCGTGGCAGTGGGTTCTAATATTTTATTGCCAATAGATTGTGCTGCTAATTCCATGTTATCAAAATTGTAATTTCTCATGACAATATCTTCACCTACAATATGGTGACCATCAGGAAATTTAAGAATTTGGCGATTTCCGGCAATAGCTACATCTGAAGCAAGATTGGGACCTCCTAAAAGACCTTTTGCAGACATACCATAACAACTAGTAGCGTTCCATGTGGCTTTTTTGGCTGCGTCAGTTGCAGATTGTAATCTGGCTCCGTCAAAATTAGCATAGGCTAACTCCATATTCGCAGGAAGTGTTGTTTCAGTAAAATCAGCACCAGAAAAATCAGCGGCTGTCGTGTTGCATTTCACGTTGGATAGAGTACACAGTTTGAGGTTGGCATCTTTGAACAAATTTGGTATTGTTGCTACTCCGACAAGATTTGCAAAAGAAGCAGAAGATAAGTCACAGTTTTCAAAATTAACACCTTTCAAGTTATGGCGACTGAAAACAACACTTTTTAAGTCGCAATTCTTGAAAGTAGAACCTGAAAAATCATATACTTGAGACAAATCGGAGCCCAGAAGAGTATAAGTTATATCGCTTGTAGCATCAGTAGTCACCTTAGCATCAGCATTGGCAGCAGCTTTGGCAATTGTTAATATTTCACCTGCAATTGAGTTTACACCAGTATCAGCAGCTATAGATACGGTATGTCCAGCGCCACTGACATTTTGTACTATAGTCATACCAGAACTATTGGATCCACTTGATGTAGTAGCAATTGCTGATGAAGTACGAGAGGCAAGGTTGAATGCTAAACCAGTTCCACCAGTTAAAGTGAGTTTATCGCCGTCTTGGAGATCGGTCCCGAAAGCTAACGCAGTATCACCATTTGTGAAAACAAGATTAGCAGTAGCACTACCATTCACGATATTGGCATCAGCATTGGCATTAGCAGCGGTGATGGTGATAGTGGCATTAGCAGCAAGGTCGGAAGTAGCATCATTGGTAATTAAAAGTTTTAAAACACCACCTTCATTGATAATTTTACCAGTAAGGGCAGCGGCACCAGATGTTATAGTAAGATTACTATTAGCAGCACTGAAAGTCGAATTGCCAGTAGAAGTCATTACCATAGCAGCGCCACCGGCAAAAACACCTCCAGTAATAGCAGGGAGGGCACGTTTAGGATTAGCAGCGAAAAGATTTTTAACAGTTGAATTACCATCAAAATCACATTTTAAAAACTTAGATCCAGCAATAGCAGGAGACGTAGCAGAAAATACGGCTTCTTTTAAGTCACCACTAAGTTGATTAACTACGTCACCTCTTCTAATTGCTCTTTCTACAACTTCCTTATCGAAATCAGCAGAACCAGCGGGACCTTGAGAACCGGTATCACCCTTATTACCCTTATCACCCTTATCGCCCTTATCGCCCTTAAGACCGGGAGTACCAGCGAGACCGGGAGTACCAGCGAGACCGGGAGTACCAGCGAGACCATTGGTACCATCAGCACCCTTATCGCCCTTATCGCCCTTATCGCCCTTAAGACCGGGAGTACCAGCGAGACCATTGGTTCCATCAGCACCCTTATCGCCCTTATCGCCCTTATCGCCCTTAAGACCGGGAGTACCAGCGAGACCATTGGTTCCATCAGCACCCTT